TAGCCGCTCTAAATGAAAACTTTACATTCCTTGGATTTTTTGTAGCCTGGGTAGTATTAGAGGGTAGCGCAAAAACCGTTGTAGGTTATGTAACCCTAGCCTCAGTAGCCTTATGGTTTATGACTATAGGAATTAGAGAAAAAGCAGAAAAAGAAGAGTAATAGCATACTAACCCTACATTTGCTATAATAGACTTATGAAAAAAATAAAGGTGTTTTTAGCATCTAGCCTTTTAGTATTGTCTATTAGTGGATGTGGCTATGATGGTCATTATAGATATCCATGTCAAGATCCTACTAATTGGCAAAATGCAGAATGCAAGCCACCAATCTGTACGGCTAACGGAGCATGTCCAGAAGATTTAGCAGAGACAAAGGAAACAGTAAATGGCTAAAGAAAGATTATCCCCTCAAGATTTAGATGCAAGATTAAAGTTTATTCTAGGAATTACTTTAGGATCAATTTTATTTATAACTTCAACAGGCATTATGTATGCTTTAATATTTGTTACACAACCAATCACTGGACAATCCGAAAATGATAAAATGTTCTTTAACGTATTAGGTAGCGTTGCTACATTTATTACTGGAACATTGGCTGGACTTCTTATTGGTTCATCTGGCGCTAAAGATGTTATGGCAGCACAAATTGCAAACAAAGAAATTGATGCAAAAAATACACAAGCAGATAAAAAATTAGAAGCTGAAATTGATGATGCAAAGTCACGTAGATTGGCTAAACCAGATGGCGCAATGCCAGCAGAGCAACCAGTAGACACTAGCTGGGACAAGTAATGTCAGAGCAAGGAACTGCAGCAAAATTAGTTGAAATTGCAACAGCAGAAATAGGTACCGTAGAAGGTCCTAAAGACAATGAAACTAAATATGGTAAATTTACCAAAGCAGATTTTCAACCTTGGTGTGGATCATTTGTTAATTGGTGTGCAAACGAAGCTGGAGTAAAGATTCCAAATACGGTATATACTCCTGGTGGCGCACAAGCATTTAAGAAAGCAAACTCATGGATCGATGGAGACCTTGCAGATCCAGAGCCAGGAGATATTGCTTATTTTGATTTCCCATCAGACGGTGTTGATAGAATATCACACGTAGGAATAGTTGCAATAGATAACGGTGATGGAACTGTTTGGTGCATTGAAGGTAATACTTCTGGAGATCCTAAAGGAAGCCAAAGAAATGGCGGAGAAGTTTGTAAAAAGCTTCGTGCATATAAAAAAAATAAAAAGAATATAATGGTTTCAATTGTTGGATTTGGAAGACCTAAATTTGGAGCAAGCATTGCTAAAAAATCTGAGCCTGCTGCAAAAACAACTAAAAAAGTAAAGACTTGTTCAGAGTGTGGTCAAGTAGTTAAATAAATGAATACTTATAGAGTAAAATTAGAAGTAGAGGTAGAAGTAGAAGCCTTTGACGAAAATGATGCTCTAGACTATGCAAATGATATATTTGGCGTAGATGACGAAATAAAAAACGTTAAAATAATTAACGTTAAGGAGAAATAATGGAAAAATATCTTACAGATGAAGAGATTTCAAAGTCTTACGAATCAGATAATGAAGATGAAGATAAATGGGATAATATGGAAAAAGCTTGCTGGTCTGGATATAAACAGGTCGGAATGAAAGATAAAGGCGGAAAACGAGTACCTAATTGTGTACCAATTAAAAAGTCTTTATTTGGCACAGATGGACCTCAAACGTTAATACCTAAAAATAAACAATAAAATCAGTTGACAAGGCTTAAAAGATCCCTGTATAATAGTATACAGGGATTCGCCTTTTATATTTAAGGAAAAATGTTACATTTAAATGAACGTGGTGTAGACGTATTTATAAATAAATATAAATCAATTACCAATGATGCATACTGGAACAACTATGATTTAATTATTTGGAAAAAAAATAACAATGCATTTTTTAATATAAAAGGAATATTTAATAAAACTTGGGGAATGGCAGATAGAGTATCTGTAGATAATAAAGGAATGTGGGTTCTACCTAAACAATATGTCAAATATTTTAAATAATTTAGGGGTAGACAAAGACGACTTAGACTGGTGGCACCTTGCAGTTTGTAGAGGCATGGACACTAACCTATTTTATGATAAATATGAAAATGATCCTAAAATTGCAAAAAATGTTGACGAAGCATGTCTAGCCTGTCCAGTTATAGCAATGTGTTATAAATCTGGATCTGACGGCGATGAGTATGGCGTATGGGGCGGAGTTTATTTAAACTCTGGAACAATTGATAAAACTAGAAATTTACATAAGACAAACGATACATGGAAAAGATTGAAAAAGAAAAATGTTTATTGATAAAGATAAAAATCATTTTAAGCATGGCATTAATCAATGGACTGGAGAGCCCAACAAGCCAGTATTTTATACACCAGAAATGTCAAAAGCAATAAGAGGAATTACCAAACCAGCAAACAACTTACAAATGGATATAGTAAAGTATCCAGAATTTTTAGCAATAAGATTATATGAAGACAACTTTGTACAATTTGAAGGCGTTAAAAAAGAAATGGTCATAGATTATGTAGCAAAAGTAAAAAAGCTACTTGAGTCATATGGAGTAAGATGTGAGCTGGAAGGAGTGCCTAGTGAAAGAATACTACGATAGAGTATTAATTGTATTTATTCATGATCTAGGAGTTTATGGAACTACAGAAAAACTAGGAGCATTTGCCTCTATAGTAAAATATAAAAAAGATGAAATGGAGTACGAAGAAATGATAGATAATTCAGAATTTTCAATTATGGATGAAATTGTATTTTCACATGTAGAAGAGGAATATAATGGATAAGGTTCTTTGCTATTCTTGTAATAAAACTAAAAATAAGTTAAATCTTAAAAAGTCTACGTTGCTTCCAATAAATTTATTTATGTGTGATGGGTGTATAGAATCAAAATTTGAACCAAGGTGGCTAGTAATCATCACTGGCAGACAGAATGGGCCAGAAAGTGTTAGAGAATTTGTTTTAAAAAAGAAATATGTTGGGGATGAAATTTCTGCTTCTGAGTTATTAATTTAGTATACATATTACGGTATAATATGATATATAATGCATCTGGATCTGAACTCTATAATTATTGCAATATCTGCTGCGATATTGTCTGGCATGGGGACGGCAATTATTGCTGGTCTGAACGAAAATAAAAGAGAAAAAAACAGAAAACAAGAGCGTGAGCAGGACCTTTTAAAGTTAGAAGTAAAAGATTTAAAAATTGAATTATATCAAATAGAAAAAGAATTAACTGAGTGGAAAGATAAATATTATGAGACGATTCAGGAATTAATTTTAATTAAATCTGAGCTAGAGGATGCCTTAAGAAGCCTTTCAGAAATAGACTCAAACGAGGTTTTGGACAGATAATTTTTAATTTAGTATACTAGTCTGTATGACAGCAGTGGTAGCCCTTATTCATGAAAATAAAGTCCTTCTAGGAGGAGATTCTGCTGCATCTGATGATAAAACAGGATTAATTTTTTCACGCACAGATCCAAAAGTTTTTAGAGTAGGTCAGTTTGGAATTGCATTTGTTGATAGCTTTAGAATGGGACAAATTCTTCAATATAACTGGACGCCACCAATTTACAAACCAACAGCAGGATTTAAAAATTTAGAAAAATTTATGCGTACCAAGTTTGTTGAATCAATTAAAGAAACATTTAAAGAACAGGGATATGGTAATCAAACCGCAGGATCTACAGAAGATGGCGATGAAGGCGGAGTTTTCTTAATAGCAGTTCAAGGTGCAGGTAGAATATTTACTATGGATAGTGATTTCCATATAGGTGAAGCAGACATTCAATACATGGCAGAAGGTGCTGGGCAAGAATTAGCTTTAGGATCACTATACTCAACATCATCTATTAAAACACCCCGTAAACGGGTCAGGATGGCCTTAGAGGCGGCTGCAAAATTTAACATGGCAGTTAGAGCACCATTTACAATAATTGAAATTTAGAGTATAATTAAATATATGGACATTAATAATCTTAAGCCAGAAAATTATGATATGGCTATGGATTTAAGAGGAACACCAACTCATGTTTGTCCTTGTGGATGTTTTATATGGAATCTAAAAGTAATCTTTGAAGATTTTGACATCGCAACATATTTTTTAGACATGGAATGTGCAAACTGTGGTAGTCTAGCAACGGCTCCCACCCCAACAGACAGGTAAAAATGAGAAAATCAGAAAGATTAAGATTGCTAGAAATGCAAATAATCAAACTAGAGTTTGAGATAGATTTATTAAACAACATGCTTGCTGCATTACTAGAGGCAAACAACTTACCACAACCTCAATTAGACGCTGGTAAGTGGTATCAGAGACGGATAGATAGAAACTCTTGACAAATTTGGGTATGTTTTAGTAAAATGTACCTATGAATAAAAAACTAATAACTGCAATATCAATATTATCACTAACACTATCTACTACATTTATTGCTGTAGAGGCGAAAGCTAATCAAGTACCCTCAACAATAGCAATTCTAGACACTGCATTAGACACTTCTTTACCAATTTTTAAAGATAAAATTGCATATGAAGTTTGTGTTTTAGAATTGGCCTCATGTCCAAATGGACAAAAGTTTATGGAAGGTCCAGGATCTACTGTACTTCCATTTGATATTATTTCTAAAAATGGTTTCGATCACGGAACACAAATGGCATCAGTTGCAGTAGCAACTAATCCAAATATTAAAATTGTTTTTGTAAGAATTATTGGAAACAATCCATCTGGCTCAAGACAATCAACTGGCGAAACTGGTGTTTCTTTAGCATTAAAATGGGTATTAGATAACAAATCTCGTTTTAATATACAGAGCGTTGCAATGTCTCAATCAAATCATGCAATACTAACAACATTAACAGACTATTGCCCTACAACACCAATGTTGCGTGGAGTAATATCTTCATTAGTTTCTTCAGGCACACCAGTGTTTTTTCCAGCAGGAAACAACAGAGACCTTTCAAGGTTATCTTGGCCAGCATGCATTAATGATTCAATATCAATTGGAATGGCAGACCAATATGAGCAAGTAGATAACTATTCTAACTTTGATAAGGATAGATTAGACTTTTACGCTATTGGAAATATGAAAGTTGCAGTCCCAGGAGGTTCTGTAAAAAATGCAGCAGGGTCATCAATTTCTACGCAAGTTGCTGCTGCTACATGGGCTGGAATTAAAAGTTCAAATCCTTCTTTAACTTATCAACAAGTTTTAGATATGCTAAATAATGCTTCAAAGCCAATCCGTGGTGCTAGGGGGCAATATGGTAAACTTATCTCTAGTGCCCCTATTGAAATTGCACCAAGTGCTCCAATAGTAACAAAACCAGTCGCTCCAGTAACTAAAACTGCAGAGCAATTGGCTGCCGAAGCAAAGGCTGCTCTTACAATTGAGGCTAACAAAGCAATTTCAGAGGCGGAAGCAAGATACCAAGCTGAAGTTAAACTGGCTGCAGATAAACTGGCTGCAATTAAATTGGAGTGGGCTAAAAAAATAAATGGCTAACATGACAGTGCTAGAAGAAATAATTAAAGAAATCGGTGAGGAGTTGTACCAGAAATGGTACAACGCCCTTGCAATAGAAGACAGAACAGAAGAATCTTCTAAGGCTATGTCTATAAATGCTGGAGAAACAACATTTTGGGTAGTTCAAACATTTATGAATAAATTTAATGCAGCAGCAGAGGAACTAAAAGACAAATAATGCTAGAGATCAATGACGAAAATTTTGATAAAATATTAACCCTTCATAATGTTTTAGTTGTTGATTTTTGGGCAACATGGTGTAGGCCATGTAAAATGTTTTCTCCTATTTTAGAGGAAATTTCTAAAGAAAATAATATTTGGATTGCCAAAATAGATGTAGATCAAAATCCAATACAGGCTTCAAAATACAACATAACCTCAGTTCCAACAACAATTATATTTGAAAATGGTAAAGAGGTTAAAAAAATACTTGGCGCAAAACCTAAACATCAAATGATTGAGGAGTTAAGTAAATGGCTATAGATTTTTTAGATGTTCAATCTTGGTATGAGTATGGTCGTGAAAAAAATTGGGTATCAGAGGTATTTTGCGACACACATGAAGGACCACCACTTTCTGATGAAGAAATGGAAGAATGGGACGAGGGCGGAGATCCTTGTAGCTTTCATGTAAAACTTTGGGATCAATAAAGACAACAAATTGCTTGGTTAAACGTTTATATATATGGGTGTACACCCAAAATAGAATTCCATTTTGTAAAAAAATGGATAAAAAGGAGAAATAAAAAATATGAAGTCATTAAAAAAGATTGCCGTTGCTTCGGCTGCAGCCCTAGCATTACTAGGCATTCAATCAATTAATGCATCAGCAGCACCGTTAGTAATAACAGTTGCTGGTTCAGCAAATGCTACAACATCTACAGCGCCTGCGACTGCGAACGTTCCAGCCGACAACACAGTAGATTCAGCAGATGCCATTGCTCTAGCAGCAACAGCAGATACTGGAACTGTAGTTACATTTACAGCAACAGGTGGCGTTAAGCTAGTCACAGCTTTAAGCGCAACAAATGCAGTAGTTAATTCTTCTGCAGGTTCAACCACGTACTCAGTAACTTCTGCAGGATCTGCAGTGACTGTTTATGCATTCACAACATCGACAGCAACTGGTTCAGTTACAATTGTAAATGGATCTTATTCAACAGTTGTTTTTGTTAAAGGAATTGCTGGATCTGTATCAAACGTTGGAGTTTCAGTACCAACTGCAGTAGCAGTAGGCACTATTCCAGCAATTACAGTAACCACAACAGATGTATTTGGAAACGCAGTTTCTGACACTGTAACAGCAACACTAATTGGTGGAACTTGGGCAGATGGCTCAATTTCTAAACAGATTGTAACGTCTACTGCAGCACAGGTTGCATCGGATTCTACATTAATTTTAGGATCTAAAAAAGAGAATACTTCAGTTGCAACAATTGGTAATGTAACAATTGCAGTAACTGGTGCGACAACAGCAACAGCAGTTACTGGATTAAAAGTTCCAGTAAAAGCCGTAGTTGCGTCATACACAGTTACCGATTTAAATGGTACAATTGCACAACTTCAATCTCAAATTAGCTCATTGTCAGCAGATTTAAATTCAGCAAAAGCTGATGCTGCTTCAAAACAATTAGTTATTGATTCCGCAACAGCAGCAAAAATTATTGCTGATGCAGCGGTAATTAAGGAAAAAGCTGATTATAATAAATTAGCTACAGCCTGGAATAAGGCATTTCCTAAAAAGAAGGTTGCTTTAAAGAAGTAAATTCTTTAAATAAGGGGCAAGGGAAACCTTGCCCTTTTTTTATTTAAATGGTAGAATATATATGTGGAGTACATTGAAGATCAAATAAGAGAAAAAATATTAAACGAAATTAAATATTTAGAGTTACCATATGAATGGAAACCTAACGAAGTAATTAATTATATATATAATAAATTAAGTAGAGGTAAAATTAATGAGTAGTAAAAAAAGAAGTATTTATAAATCAATTACATGGCCCGCAGTGCATATATTATTTGTTGGTACATTAGTATATTTATTTGAAAAAGCTATTACTGGCGAAGCGCATTGGGAATATGCTGGTTCATTTGCAATAATTTATACAGCATGTGAAATGGTTGGCTTTTTCTTACACGAAAGAGCATGGGAAAAATTTGGGAAAAGGGTGAAGTGAGTTCAGTATTAAAGTCAGAAAATCCATTAGTTCATAGTATGTGTGAAAAAAATAATTGTGAAAATAAAGCAACAAGAATTATTAAAGATTTAAATCTTTATAGCTGGGTATGTGAAGAATGCTATGGAAAATATAAGCCTTGATAAAAAATATAAATAATAAAATTTATATAATTGAGGGATATATATCTAAAAGTACATCAGATTTTTTAACAGAAACATTTAATAGTACTACATCAGATGCACCAGATTACCAGATAAAAGGTGGTCCGTCTTTAAGTCCAGAAAATGGATATACTTTTAAATGTGGTAATCCTATTAAAAGCTACCAAGATGATAATAATTACAATATTGGAATAGACATTTTAACAATGTTATGTAATTCAATGTCAAACACAATTTCAGACTTTTTAGATACAAAAATGGATATTAAAACAATGTTTTATGGGTTAATGCTAGAAGGTTCTGAAATGAAGATGCATACAGACAATTACATTACACCTAATGATGCAGAAAGTATTAGAAAAAATTCAAAAGACGATTGGTCTGGGCTTCTTTATCTTAACGATGATTATGAAGGTGGGCTTTTAGAGTTTCCCCAAGAAAATTTTTCAATAAAACCAAAACCTGGAACCTTTATTTTTTTTAAAGGGGATTATGATTTACCGCATCAGGTGTCAAAAATTGAAAAAGGGCATAGAAACGTAATAATATCATTTTTTTGGCCTATAAAATATCGTGGCTTAGATACTGTTTTGGGTTAGTAATTTCTTAAATGCTATAATATAGGGATAGATGGATTTCTAGACCCATCTAAATACAACAACCTATAGGAGAAATAAAATGTCAGACGGAAAAGATTTAAAAGGATTTAACGAAACAAAGCCAGCAGGATCATCACCATGGCCAACAGAATCATACACAGAGGCACCAAAAGCTGCATTCCCATCAACTGATAAGTCATCACAAGATGGCGCAGGCGTAAACAACGGCGGTAAGTAATAATGTGTTACGAATGTGGCTGTGAGTCAGTAGGAAGCACAACTGGAATTGTTCCAATTACAATTACTGAAGTTTCAAGAGATGGAGAAGCAGGTCTTACATTAAATATGACCGCCACTCTAGCGCAAAGAACATCATTTATCAATGAGTGAAAATGGCACAGGTATGGCGACACCGCCAAACAATGAACCAGCAGGCGCAGTAACTTCCCAAGAAGTTGGTCGTAAAAAACCAAATCAAGGAAAGTTTAGATCAGGAATTAATGGTCCAAGGCCAGCAACAAAAATTGATACTAATAAGCATGGCATACGCAGAGAAATAAATCTAGGTGCCAAAAAAACAGGTAGACCTAAGAAGGTATAAAATTGTGTTCATCATCGTCAATATCTAGCTCTTCGGACCTAGATATTGATATTTTAAATGACATAGACGATCAAATGGATAAATTTGAGAGCATAGGAATTGTTTAATGAGTTATGATCTACAAAATTTTGAACCAAAAGTTATAAAAAATTTATTTAATGAGGAAGATTTTAAAACAATATCTAATTCATTTCAAGATTATAAAACATTTCCAATAGAAAAACAATTTTCCAGATATTCCATAGACATGGTAAGTAGGCCAATTTTAAAAGAATGGTCTAATAAAATTTTACCTATTGCTAGAAATATTTTTAATAATCAAGATATTGTTCCAACATATTCATTATTTACTCATTATGAAGGTAATGCTAGTTTATTTAAACATAAAGATAAAAATGCTTGTACTTACACAATAGATATGTGTGTTTATCAAACTGAGCCTTGGGATTTATGGGTAGAGAATAAATCATATACTTTATATCCTAATGAAGCTATAGCTTATTGTGGTGAGGATCAAATGCACTGGAGAGAAGATTTTCCTAATCCAGAAAATCAAAAAGTAGCAATGATATTTTTTCATTTTGTAGAGCCAGATCATTGGTGGTTTGATGTTTAATAAAAAAGAATTAGCTCCAGGTATTATGGTGTACTCAGATGTTATGGAAAACTATACTCAATTTGTACCAGCCATAGAACATTTCATGAACTTAAATATTCCAGAAATTGAATGGTCAAACTCTTATGTATATAAGGATGGCAAAGAAATGATTGATGAAAACAGAAGTTCAAAAACATACTTTGTCGAATATAATAAAACAAACAGTGATATATTGTCACAAAAATATTTATTAGATTTATATGCAAGAGAAACGATAACAAAATTTTCTAATCCAATAGAATTAGATTATCAAAAATATTATAACGTTGTAGTGCCAGATCATAAGGGATACTCTATTTTAAAATATTCTGAAGGGTCTCAATTTTTAGATCATATTGACCATAATGTATTTGAACCAAGAACTATATCCACAGTTTGGTATATAAACGACAACTATGAAGGTGGAGAAATTTGTTTTTCTAGGTTTAATATTAATTATAAACCAAAAGCAAATGAAATGATATTATTTCCATCAACCTACACCTATAATCATTCAGTACTACCAATTAAAAATGGAATCAGATATTCTGTAGTAAGCTGGTTAAATTAATGAAGCATAGAATTTTATTAAACGGAGATAAAGCTAAAGAGCTGGACTCCCCAGTCACAATTACAGTCTATACAAAATGTCCTGAAAAATGGATGCTGACAGACATGGAGACTGGTGAGCATTACCGAGGTACTAATAAATCGCTTGAAATAAATCAACTAAATAAAAATATGAAAAGCTCCACTTATGTTATTTGGGATAAAATGGTATAATAAATACTATGAGAAAAGTAAACACTATAGAATTTCCTGGCTATGAAGAATTAAAAAACAATTTTAATGCATACAAAGATATTTTTTTAAATGATCAAATAATTGCATTTAGAAATGCAAATTTAGATATTGAAAATCAAATAAAAATAATTAATTTATTTGGAGATAATTTTAATTTACAACAAAAGTCATCTAATACAAATTTTTCTGAATACATAGAAGATCATCATAAGCATATGAATGAAGAAAATGTAGAAGATAAAAATAAACTTATGCTTGAATGGCACCAGGAACATGTTGAAGATAAGGAATGTATATTTGCAATTGGTGTATGGAATATGGAATTATTTAGATGCGATCCAGATGCTGGCAAAACATATTTTATAGACATGTCAAAAGTATATAATTCATTCACAAGCATAGATAAAGAATTTTTAAATTCATGCCTTGTTTCAATAAAAAATTATTGGGAAATAGAAGATGAAAATGAAAATAATCAAAATACAATTTATTCCTTAGTATTAAATCATTGGATTACCAATGAAAAAACTATTAGAACATTTTATGGCAGGGGAGAAAAAGTAGATCTTTATTCTGTAAATGGAGAAACTCCTACTAAATTAGAAATTGATAAATTTAATTTTTTGCATGATGAAATATTGAACAAAGTTTGGCTAGATAATGATATTAAAATTGAACATATATGGCAAGAGGGTGACCTTCTAATACCAGATTTATTTAAATTAGCTCATGCTGTTACTGGCGGGTTTAATGAAAATGAAAGAAGACTTAAGGGAATATTTGGAACGATAGGAAATGATAATGACTTATAATTTTGATAAAGTAATAGTTGATGGTGATCTATGGTATATAGACAATTTTTTAACTCAAGAAGAGTTAGATTTTTTTAAACCCTTCATGGATGACCATGAGGGCTGGTATACAACAATGAGGTCCCCATATAAAAATATTTTAAATAAATTTGTTGAATTTAATTTAGAAAGAAGAACAGACGGTAGCACTGGAGTACCTGGCCCAGGAGATTTAAATTTAAATCATGAAATACTATTAAGGCCAAATGGTTTGTTTGACAGAATAACTCAAGTCATGCCACCTGTTTATAAACCACACGCAGGTTTACAAACATTTAAATTCTGCACAGATGAAGAAATTAAAAGAGATTTTGATTTTAATAAAGCTGGCAATTACGGCGGAATTGGTAATACTGTATCAAAAAATGAAGATATATCAAAAATTGACTATGCAATGAATTGGCATTACGAGTGGGATGAAAATTCTTCTACTGTGCCAGAATTTAATAGATCATTATCAATTTATTTAAACGATGATTTTGAAGGTGGAGTTTTAGAGTTTAAAAACAAACCTTACACAATTAAAGCAAAGGCTGGTAGGCTGGTAGCAATTCCAGTTACAAAAGAATTTGAGCACAGGGTCACCAAAATAACATCTGGTAACTGGAGACATACGCTTTATGGAGCATCCTGGAATTTTGAATTCCCACCAGATAGCACTGAAGAAACTTGTTAATTTCAAAAATGGATATTGTATCACAAATTGATGAAGCAAGAATATTAGGAAAACCCTTATTGTTAAAAGGTGTATTAAAAAATACACCAAATTGGGATTACGTAATGAAATATGTAAATGATAAATTTAATGAAACTTCAAAATATCCAGTAAATGGAGATCATTTTTTAAAAAATAAAAAAAATGAAACAGTTCCTATGTTTAAATCTGGATTCTTTGATCTACAAATGTGGTTTATTGAACTATTAGAATGTCAAGAAATGTCTGATGTATTTTCTTTAAATAATAAAATAGACTCATCTGCATTTAAAATTTTAATAGACTTTTTAGGATCTGGTCAACCTAATAATATACATAAAGATCACGCAGAAGTATATTCATGGACTTGGATAAATTCAGTAGAATATAGAATATATAAGGATAAAGATTATCCTTTTGAGCAGGCTTTAGATATACATGATCAGCCTTATGAATCTTTTATAATTGAAGCTGGGGATGTTATGTATATGCCTAAAGCAGTAGTGCATCAATCTATAATTAATGAGCCTAGAGTATCTTTAATAGTTTCAATACAATAAATGTAAAGGAAAAAATAATGAAACATAATATGGAATTAATTACAATTGAAGGAGATCTTCAATATATAGATAATTTTTTAACTCAAGAAGAGTTAGATTTTTTTAAACCCTTCATGGATGACCATGAGGGTTGGTATACAACAATGAGGTCCAGTTACAAAAATATATTAAATAAATTTATTCAAAGTGATATGCCTAGAAAGTCAGACGGAAGTACTGATGTTGTGACACCAGAACACCCACCGATATACCACCCAATATTAGAAAAACCAGGAGGGGTATTGGATAGACTAACACAAGTTATGCCACCAATATATAATCCTCATGCTAGCTTACAAACATTTAAATTTTGTACAGATGAAGAAATTGAAAGAGATTTGAGTGAAATAGAAAGAAATTATTTAACAAATAATGGAACAATACCTTTAGATGTAAGTAAGGTAGATTGGGCTATGAATTGGCATAACGAGTTCGGTGACGGAAGTACGGTTCCTCCGTTTAATAGATCCCTGTCTCTTTATTTAAACGATGATTTTGAGGGTGGAATTCTAGAGTTTAAACACAAGCCATATAAAATTAAACCAAAAGCGGGAATGTTGGTTCTGGTCCCAGTAACAAAAGAATTTGAACATAGGGTTACTAAAATAACATCAGGAAATTGGAGACACACTCTTTACGGGGCATCTTGGAACAAAGATTTCCCTATACCAAGCACAAATGAGACCTGTTAATTGCTATTGACTAAATCAATATAAATATTGTATAATAAACACCTACTAGTAGAAAGATAAATAATGAGCGAATCTAAATGCCCATTTACGGGTAATGCTTTAAATAATGAAAAAACATCTAACGAGTATTGGTGGCCTAATCAATTAGACCTATCACCACTAAGAAAACATTCAGAAAAATCTAATCCAATGACAAATGGATTCAATTACGCTAAAGAATTTAATAGCTTAGACCTTGATGATCTTAAGAGTGATATTAATACACTCCTTACTACCTCACAAGAATGGTGGCCAGCAGATTACGGAAACTATGGACCATTCTTTATTCGTATGGCATGGCATTCTGCAGGTACGTACAGAACAACAGATGGTCGTGGCGGTGCAGGAGAAGGATTACATAGATTTGCTCCACAAAACTCTTGGCCAGATAATGGTAATTTAGATAAAGCTCGTCGTTTGCTCTGGCCTATTAAGAAAAAATATGGAAATAAAATTTCATGGGCAGACCTTATGATTCTTGCAGGTAATGTTGCTCTTGAAAATATGGGATTCAAAACATTTGGTTTTGCTGGTGGTCGTGAAGATGTTTGGGAATCAGATGATACATACTGGGGTTCAGAAAAAGAATGGCTTGCAGATAATCGATATAGTGGAGATCGTAAATTAGAAAATCCTCTTGCTGCAGTTCAAATGGGATTAATTTATGTAAACCCAGAAGGTCCTAATGGAAATCCAGATCCAATTCTTTCTGCAAAAGATATTCGTGAAACATTTGCACGTATGGCTATGAATGATGAGGAAACTGTTTCTCTTATTGCAGGTGGACATGCATTTGGTAAAGCACATGGCGCTGGTGATCCATCAAACGTTGGGCCAAATCCTGAAGCTGCACCTATTGAAGAAATGGGTCTTGGTTGGAAAAACTCATTTGGAAAAGGAAACGCAGAAGACACAATTACAAGTGGTATTGAAGGTGCATGGACTGCAACCCCTACTAAGTGGGACAACTCATACCTTAAGTTATTGTTTAAGTATGATTGGACACAAACAAAGTCACCTGCTGGTGCAACACAATGGATTCCTACAGATGAGTCTGCTTCTAATTTAGTTCCAGATGCTCATGTTGAGGGTAAATTTCATGCTCCAGTTATGACAACAGCAGATCTTGCATTAAAGTTTGATCCTGAGTATGAAAAGATTTCACGAAGATTCCTTGAAGACTTTGACTATTTCTCAGATATTTTTGCTCGTGCATGGTTTAAGCTAACTCATAGAGATATGGGTCCAATTGCAAGATACCTTGGCAAAGAAGTTCCTTCTGAAGAATTAATTTGGCAGGACCCAGTTTCATTATCTAATACAAATATTGATATAGACTCTATTAAAAATAAGATTAAGTCTTCTGATATACCTATGTCATACTTTGTAGAAACGGCATGGGCTTCTGCATCTACTTTCCGAAAAACAGATAAGCGTGGCGGAGCAAATGGTGCTCGTATTAAATTAGAACCACAAAACAAGTGGGAAGTAAATAGTAGCAATGCAATATCAACTGTTATTAATTTCTTAGAATCTATTAAAAAAGAGTCTGGTGCTTCGCTTGCTGATTTAATTGTTTTAGCAGGATGTGCAGCAATTGAAAAAATTTCTAAAGACTTATTAATAGTTCCGTTCACTCCTGGGCGTGGGGACGCAACACAAGAACAAACAGACATAGATTCATTTGCAGTCCTTGAACCAAAATTTGATGGTTTCCGTAACTACACTCATTGGAGCATAACTGTCCCAGAAGAAGTTTTATTAGTAGAAAAAGCTAATCTATTAGGCCTAACCCCAGTAGAATTAGTGCTTTTGTTATCTGGTATGAGAATGTTAAGCAATAATAAACTAGACAATAGTTACTTAATTGAATTACTTTCATATACCAATGCCAATCAAGCAAAAGGTATTCCTGTTGTAGATTTAATCATTGCGTCTAACTCTGAACTTCGTGCAATTGCCGAAGTGTATGCCTCAGATGATGCTAAAGATAAATATATTAAAGACTTTATTTCAGCGTGGGATAAGGTTATGATGCTAGACCGATTTGATATAAGAAAAGGATAAATATGTTTTATTTACTACATTCATCAGCAATTGTCTTGTTAATGCTAGGCTCATACGGACTAGGATATAAACAGGCTACAAGCAGGGTAAAATCAAAGACTAAGTAGTCATATATGACAACAGAACTTAGAAATGAAACTCTTAACCTAATAGATGATTTTATATTAGATCATATAGATGACTTTACAAATGAAGAGCTATATTGGATTATAAATGAATTAGAGTCACTGTCTAATACATTTTATAAAAAGTTTAAGCCACTAATCGATGAAGATATAGAGGCCTTAATTGAAGATATTGAGGAAGAATGATAAGGTATTTTAAACTTAGAAAAGCCATGAAAGAAGTAATTAAAAATAATAATGAATTTTTAATGGCATTGGCAGAGTCTGAAAGAAATGAACAATCATCTAATTTAACATGGGATGAAGACGGTGTATGGAAAGGCTGGACCTATAATAGAGACACAAATAGATACTATTTTGATGACATAGGTAATGAATCTATTACGGGATTATGGGAAAACCAAATTACTCAAGAAGCTAATGAAAGAATTTAAAGCTTATTGTAGATATTGTGCAGGAGTAGTTCAAGGCAAGACAACCGCAGTAACTGTTTTAGAATCTGGCAACTACCTATATATTGGTGAATGTAATGTTTGTCTATATGAGATAAGAAGAATCTCTAGGCCATGAACAAATTAACCTGCCATGGGTGCCAGAAGTCTGCTAAGTTATTTTTACATGTTATGGATGATAGTTTTATATACGCCCTATGTAGAAAATGTGTAATAGTTCAATTAGACATAGAGCACTACATGAGAAAGAATAATGAATTGTAGATATGTCTAAAAGGCATAGAAATAGACCAGAGTGCGGTACAAGATCTGGATACGATTGGCATAGAAGAGATGCTAAAGAACTTCCTTGTTTAGAATGTCGTAATGCTGAGGCATTGTATTGGCGGGAACAAAGGATAATCAGAGGCGATGTAATAAGACAAAATAATCAAAGAAGACGCTCCAGATACTTTAGAGCTATAGGAAAAAATACCAAGATATCTGTATTTACAGAAAAAGAAATATTAGATTTATATGGGACTAATTGCCACATATGCCACAGACCAATAGATTTAAATGCCCCCAGAGGAGTAGGTAAGCCTGGATGGGAGAATGGACTACATTTAGACCATGTAATACCATTATCTAAAGGTGGAGATAATACTATTGAAAATGTAAAACCATCTCATGGGTATTGTAATATAACTAAGAATGCTACAATTATTAGTAAACATAATACATAGTATATTGATCCAAATTAGTCCAAAAAAAAGTGCGGCGAAAAGTAGAAGCCCCCAAGCCAGTACCTGGCCTGACAATATAGTATAATGGATATATGACCTGTAAATGTAATGATGAGCAAAAAACAGGATACGGGTATGATGAATTAAAAGACTTTGATATGGGATATAGAGATCCTAGACAAAGCAAAATAACCCCATTTAGGGGACCAATTAGATAAGGATGAGCATGGGATTTTTAGACAGATTAGAGGAGTGGCTGGACTTTGAAGAAGAGGTAGATTTGGAGTCAGAATCTTCATGATTAAATTTAGAAGCCCTATATACTGGGAGTATAAGTTCAATGGATCATTAAGCGTATTATGCCAAAATTGTGGTGTAAGATATGAGACAACATTTAAGAAGTATGAGAGAAATAAAAACTGTCCTAAATGCATGTA